ATCTTATATAGTGTAATGTATTTACGTGTTTTTTTCCCTGCCAGCCAAGCTATAGATCGCTCGTTATTAACCAAGCACTCTTTTATTTTTTCAGATATTAATATAGACTTATCTATTCTTTCCATTTGGCAAATATATAAATAAATAATTTATTGCGCAATAAAGAAATGTTATATATTTGCATTCTAAACGGTAAATATATGACTTACACCTGCCTAATTCGCGATGATTTTGTATTTGCTTATAAAGCCAATAAGTTTGTTGCAAAGTTTGATTTTGAAATATTCTGCACGCAAGTAATATCACCACGTGAGTTTAAATCCTTTGAGAGCAATCCTGAAAAAGTTAATTTTGAAATAAGAAAAATTGAATTAAACGTTTATAAATTATGACTAAGCAAGAATTAATAAATATCTATCGTGGCTGCATAGATATTTTAGAAAATGAGCCGAAGGTTGGGGAGCTGGTGGAGTGTAGTGATAATGGGTCGATATGGGGAAAAAAGCAGTTTTTAAAAATTGATAATACGGTTAATTATTTTGGTGTTAAAGACGAAGCAATAAGAACTGGTCTTTTTTTTACATACATGCGCCGCATTCCACAACCTACAAAAATCTATACTAGAAAAGGTGAAAACATCAAGGTTACAGATAACGGGGTATTAGTTGCTATTTTAATTAACCCAAAACAAGATACTATAGAATTGTTTGTTAATGCTGGGTATGTTGAATTAACTATAAATCAATAATCAATGGCGAAGTTTAAGGAATTAGAAGCTGGTGTAATTGGATTAATAATGCAGCAAAAAGATGGCAGAATTACTCAAATAGGATTAACGGTTGAACAAAGTAATCAATTGCAAATATTTTTAGCTATTTTATCTAAAGATCAAAAGCTAATATTTATGCCTAGTGAATATGATTTAATTTTAAAAAGTAAAGCAAATGGCACAGTTTGATATAGACGATTACGTTAGCGTTGAAGTGGGTAATAATAGCATAGTTTTTTTATCAGATAGTCTAGACTTTCAGATTGAAACAGTTACAATCCCTCTCGACAAATGGCAACAAGTAAAAGAATTTATTGATAATGAGTTAAAAAGTAAGGCTACTAAACAGCCGTAATAAATATGAAGAAACAAGTAGTATTAATAAGTTTTGTTACAAGTTTATTAGTCGGAATGCTAATAAGAAAAAGCGTAAGACTTGAAAAGCTACAACAAGAAAATATTGAACTTAAACAAGAAATAATTAACCTTAAAAACGGGAGAGTATGAAAATAGAAACAAATAGTAATGGGCAAATAGTACTTAAAAAAGTATTTATACCAATAATTTTAGAATCAGACAGTAGTTCTTTATCAATTTGTATGCGTCATGGCGAATTTGAATTTACGTATGACGTCAAATTATATTCAGCAAAAGACGGGTCTGTAAAATGTTTAGGATGCGTTAATCCTTGTAGTATGAATTATTGTGATGAAAACGGTTGCACGTCACGAACTAAAGATTTTGTTAATGAAGTACCTTGTAAACCAATGTAGTTATGAAATACGCAATTTCAAAAAAAGACTTTGGCACAATTAAAATAGAAGACGACAAAGTGCCATATATTAACAAAGACAGCTACCACATAGTAGATACACCCGAAGAAGCGGACGATTATGTATGGCAAAATAAACCTTGTATGAGTTTTAAAGATGTATTAATATGTATGAGTTATGATGAAGTAATTAAGTGCGAAGATTTAGAGCATGAATTAAAATCTTTTATTAAAGAAAAATTAAAAAGTAATGAAAATGGAATGGATTAGTGTAAAAGATGATGCCCCTAAAATAGGTGAAATTGTATTAATAATCTCTTTGAATAGAGGTGTTGTAGCAGATTTTTTAGAATGTATAGAAGGCGATATTTTGTGTTTTTTTAACGACCCACATCCTAATTATGATAGAACCGTAACCCATTGGATGCCATTACCCGAACTTCCTAAAAATTTATAATATGCCACTAAGCGATTTAAAAATTATCGAAGAAAGAGAAAAAGGAAACATCATAATAGATGATTGGGATTTATCACGCCTAAATGCTTGCTCCTATGATGTAAGAATTAGTGACACTATTAAGCTAACTAAGCAGTATGTTATTGATATTAAGAAAGATATTGAGTGGATAGAGAAACCTATTCCTGAAAATGGTTTTTTATTAGCCCCTGGGTATATCTATAATAGTTGCATTATAGGCAACTTTGGGGTTAAAGGAAATATTTGCGCTAAGGTTATGGGTAAGTCTAGTTTGGGCAGGCTAGGTATAGACGTTACAGTTGGTGACGTTGGGCACTGCGAGCCTAATTTTGAAGGTAGTCTAGTCATAGAATTAGCTTGCCAACAGCCTACGTATATTTATCCTAATATTAAGATAGCGCAAATACTATTTTACTACATATACGGCGAAATAGAACGCTATTATAGCAAAGTAAAAGGTAGCAAGTACATGAACCAAATTGGAATTCAAACAAGTAAGTATCACGAAAATTTTAAGATATGACCCCCACCACACTACTAAACTATTTTAGCGAATGTTTTTACATATCTATACAGGATTTGAGCACCCCCACTAAAAAAGAAAGTATCGTAAATATTAGGCAATTGTATTTTTATTTGGGCTATAATAAGTACAATCTTACTCAAAGAGCTATGCAATTAGAACTACACTATAGTGCAAATGGCTGTCATGCTATTACAGCAGTACAAAAGAGATTAGATGCAAATCATACTAATACTATTAACCAGCTTCATAACATTAAAAGATATATTGCAATGTGTGAAAAAATAAAACATTTAGAAGATGACAACGGATGAACTACTAAAAGAATTTAGCGAATGTTTTGGAATACATATTAAGGCTTTAAATTCAAAACTTAGAAGTAATAGGATAACTGGAATAAAACAACTATACTGCTACATCGGGAAAAATTACTACAACTATAAAGTAGTTGATATAGGTAAGTATATTGGCGCTTTAGACCACTCAACAGTAAGTTATTCAATAGCTAAGATAGCTAATTATTTAAACGTTAATGACGAGGTAACAGTTACTAATTTCAACGCAATTAAGGACAGACTAGAGCTTAGAACTTATGCTGAATTGTTGCAGGAAAATAAAGAGTTGAGAGAAAAAATAAAGAAGTATGAGTAATATTCTCACCCCCTTCCACTACCTCAAAATAGCATCTGAACTATTCCAAGATGTAATTAGAGAAGACCCTAATACATTAGGCGCGAAGCTATCTAAAAAGTACCTAAATAAAATAGACTGGTGCTTTGAGAATTTTATAACTTTTCCGCATTTTCCGCAAAGTGTCCGCGACGGCGTAAAGCATAATTGGAATAGTGATTTGCTATCAATACCAGCGATAACCGAAAAGATTAATTTAATCACTCCCGAACAGCGCGAACTTGTCGAGGCTATTATTGATGCAATGATAGAGGGGGAGGAGATAGTATTTAGTGAAAAAATGTAAGAAATGAAAGATCAATACACAGTTAAGTCTATAGACTCTTTTCAAGCTAAAGATTGGATATTGCATAAGCATTACGCTAAAAGAATGCCACCTATAGAATATTGTTTTGGGTTATTTAATACTGATAACATATTGCAAGGCATTGTTACTTATGGCACTCCCGTTAGTAATACACTTAGAAATTTATGGGGGGGGGTATTTAAACTAATGGAATTAAATAGATTAGTAGTAAATGAAGGGTTGCCAAAAAATACACTCAGTTATTTTGTTTCGCAATCATTTAATTTATTGCCAAAGCCATTAGTATTAGTTAGTTATGCTGATACATCAAAGAACCATCACGGATATATTTATCAGGCAACTAATTGGATTTATACGGGGTTAAGTGCTGAATTTAAAGATTACTATGTAAAAGGTATGGAACACCTTCACAATGGCACTATAATGGATTTATCAAGAGGTAAAGAAAATAGAGTTGAATGGTTGCGAAATAAATTTGGTGATAATTTAATAATGATTGACCGACCAAGAAAACACAGATACTTTTATTTTTTAGGCAGCAAAAAGCAAGTAAAAAAAATAACTGAAATGTTGCCTTATAAAAAATTACCATATCCCAAAGGTGACAATATAAGATATGATGCTACATACAAACCTACTATACAATCGCAGTTGTTTTAGCTATTCACCGACACCACCCAACTTTCACCGATTTAATAAATAAAGGTTTTATAGTTTTCCGATATTTGCAGTATAAAAATAAGGAAAAATGAAAAGTACAAAAGTATCAGCAGCTAGTAAAAGATTAAGTAAATTATCAGTAAGCAAAACATCTATAGCTTACCAAGTAGTTACCGACTTATTGAACGGAACAAATAAAAGTTCTAAGATTTACGACAATACAATTAGACCAGTACATACAAGCGGAAGCGGACGTTTTACATCAAATATGGACTATACAAACAATATACAAAAACTATTAAAAAACATAGGTATTGATACAGTTTTAACAAACGATAGCCCAAGAGGTGGTTTAACAGGTAATGTATTAACTATCACTACTAAGTTGGTTAAATAGTATCCCCTTAGTGGCGCGGCATACTTTACCACCGCATAAAATTGTAAATAATTAAAATAAAATATATGCAGTTAGTTAAGGCATCTAGGAAAAAAGTAAAATTAAGATTAGGGTTAAGTGCTGTTAGTGGTGGCGGCAAAACTTATAGTGCATTATTATTAGCTTATGGCTTAGTAGGAAATTGGAGCAAGATAGCGGTTATTGATACTGAAAACAATTCCGCTTCATTGTATAGTCATTTAGGCGAATTTAACACTATTGAACTTGCAGCACCTTACACCCCCGAAAGGTATATTCAAGCTATTAAAACGTGTGAAGATGCTGAAATGGAAGTAATTATAGTTGATAGTATTACTCACGAATGGGATGGCAAAGGGGGTATTTTAGAAATACATTCACAAATGACTGGTAATAGTTTTACTAATTGGTCGAGCCTTACACCACGTCACCAAAAGTTTATTGATGCAATATTGCAAAGTAAATGTCATGTGATTACAACTGTTAGAAGAAAGACTGAATATGAAATGATTAAGGACGGTACAAAAACAAAGGTTGAAAAAGCTGGTTTAAAAGAAGTTACTAGAGATGGTTTTGAATATGAATTAACAGTTAATTTTAATTTGGATGAAAAGCATAATTGCACCGCTTCCAAAGATAGAACGGGGTTATTTATGGATAAACCGTTTTTCACTATCACCGAAGAAACAGGCAAACTTATAAAACAATGGTGTGATAGTGGGATTGAAGTTGTACAGCAAAAAAAACAATGGAATGATAAATGGAACGATGCAACAATTCAAAAAATACAAAACGGTGACTACCAAATATTAACCAAAATACAAAACGACTACGAATTAACCGAAGACCAAAAGCAAGTGTTTTGTAACCCTTTTACACTTACTGAGGTTGGTATCAATTCAATAGTAGAAAAAGGTAATTTTAATCTTAGTGCTTTACATTTAATTTATAAAATGGATGAAGTCACTATTCAAAAACTAGGAGGGATTTAATTATGGAAAATAGCAATTACCCACCAATGGCAGCGAGTGAATTATACTCGTTGCTAGGTGACAATCAAAGTACAGGCAGTAAGATTTGGACTAGTGCAATAGATAAGTTTCGCAAACCAACAAGGGCTGAATTATGGAAGTTTAATCGAGATAATCCCATGCCTTTAGAAATGGTGAAAGAATTTGAATTAAGAGAAAGAAATTATCGCGAATATGCTTAACATAAATGATAAAGTCATTAGACGCGGCGAAGTACAAACAATTGTAAGATTAACGCTATCTCAGGCTATTACCGACAAAGGCATTAGGCTGCATAATAAAGATGCTGATTACTATTGTCAAATAGGCGAGATTGCTATTTGGTACAAGTTTACCGATTAAAATAGTAAGTTTACCGAAATACTATAGAAAGATTTTGCAAAAAAGCGAACTTTGATAAAAATTAGAAAGTATGAAAAAAGTAACAGATTTAAAATTAAGTAGAACAAATGCAAACATAATTGCAGAGTTAGAAAAAAGAAGTATTTCTATAAATTTGAAAGGAGTTTGGGGGTTTTTAATAGAAGGTGTTTATAAAGAGCAAAAAATATGTATTGCAGGAGGTAAATTACAATCTTTAATACACAATGGTAGTTTACTTCCAGAATATTTTGGTAATAATAATTTATTTAATTAACCCACCCACCTAAGCAAGTGGATAAACTGCTTTTTACTTATGCTAATCCCCATCACTCTAGTCATATCAGTAATATTCTTAATATGGCTTTCACTTAATTACGATAAAAATAATAGCGATGAAGACAATGATTATTAACCCCGAAAAAAGCCTATTAGTAGAGGCAAATGCAAAATTAAGCGGCAAACAAGTAATAGGCTATTATGTTCATGACCCGTTAATTGGTGACGTTATAATGGAAGAAATTTCACTAAAAAAAACACGAATATTATTATCAACTTTAAAATTTGTACATGAAAGCAGTTCACTATAATTATTCGCATGTCACACCGCAGCAAATACGCAACTTTAATATAGACAATTACCACAATATGCTCAAAGATGCAATTGAACGGCAACAAGAAGCTAGAATAAGGTTTTTAAAGAAAGAAATTAAAAGGTTAGGTTATGGCAATTGAGTATAACTTATACACAATCCTATTTATTTGGATTACAATTTGGGTATTGACAGCTTATTTAATAATAGATAAAATAAAAAATAATGATAGTAGCGTTAAACAGTAAAAACAAGTTAGTTAAAGCCCACGCATGGAGTAGGCTAAGTAAGGAAAATGCAATACTTCAAAAGGATAGAATAGTTTGGCACGATGGCAGCTATTTAGAATGGTTATGCGAAGCTGAACAACGCACAGTAAAAGTTAGTGGTGTTCCAATTTTGCAGCACGAAACTAATAATATTGTTCAGTTATTTGTAAAGAGATAATATACGAAAAGTGTAGAAGAAATAAAGAACAGGCTGCCAATTTATAGAAGTAGCGAATTTTATGAGGGTGCTAATTATGTGCTATATGCTAATTACGCCCATCTACTATCCCGCACAAATGCACTTGAAGAATGCTTAAAAGAGTTGGTTTTGCAAACTGAAATACAGGATAATGAAAATAGCTGGATGTTATCAGATGCTATTTATAACGCTAAAAAACTACTAGATGCAAAACAATAAACTAATACACTATTTGAATAGTGGGGTAAAGTGCATTGACCAAAAAGAGTTAGGGGATAATAATCCGTATTTAATTAAAAAGTAGGAACATGGAAAATAAAATAGTAGCCATTAGGCAATTTAAAACTACTGGCATTGATAATATTAAGTATAAAACAATCTTAATTGTAAGAATAATAAATGGCGATTTTATATTTCAAATTGAACGTATTTCATTTCAGCCTAACAATAAGTTTATTATCAATAATCCTATGGCAATACGTAAATTTAGCACACATTCTTTAATACTTGAACTAATGTGTTTTAGAGAAGAATCAACATTAAACATTTACTCTTTTATTAACCAATTTATACCAGCCGAATAATGGAAACTAAAATATTTACCCAAAAAAACAAAGGAATAAGCATTAACCCAGATGGTAGTTTTCATTTATACGATAGTGAAAGATGTTTCTTAGTAATACCACCTCAAAATTTGATTAAGCAACCGATGAGTGATGAGGAGTTGGCGAATAAACATTGTGTAGACTATTATAACTTTCAAGAAAAAAATAGAGATTGTAGCGATTTGTCCGCTTATACGCATTGGCTTGCAGGTCGCAAATCCTACGGTGACAAAGAGTTTGATTTGAGTGAAAGCGAATTAAAGGGTATATTACTAGATTATATAAGCGAAATGAAAACAGCTAACCAAATTATCAATTCTCTTAAACATACTCCCACCTACCCAACATCTATTACAGTTCCCTTTGATGGTGAAAATTATTTATTTAAAGAAGCAATAGTAATTTATGAATGAGATTACAACGAGTAAGGGAAGTTTTATTTTTGTGGAGGTGCCAAAGGAAAGTAAATCTTTTGAGGTTAAAAACAATTGGCTATATTATTATTCTATTAGATTAAATGGTACAGCTGGAGTTGTATTACCCTCCATTACATACACATTCCTCTGCACCACATACACAATCACAGATGATGTAGCGAAAAGTATAGTTGACCGAGATGAATGTGGCTTTATAGTTAATTATGTAGATTTATCTGATTGTTGCGAAACCTATTTAGATAGTTTTAAAACCCTCTTACAATTACTTAATCTTTCACCTAATAAAAATTATGCTATATGCAAGAAGAATTAACCCCCAAACAAATAGCCAAAATGAGTGAAGCTGTGGCTGAGTATATAGGATGGGAGAAATATATTGGCACAGAAGAGGAAGAACTTTTTTATAAAGAATGTTACCCTGCTTTACCCGAATACGTTAAAGCTTATAAAGTTCCATTAGGATTTCCTAATAAGTATGAACATACTACTCCTATTCATTTTTTATATAAAAACACAAACTATGTGCCAATGCAAATTGAAAGGATTTGTTTAGCAAAAATGAAATTCCACACCTCATGGGATTGGATTCACGAGGTTTGGGAGAATATACAACTTGAAAAATTAGATGAGTATAGGGAATTTAATGATTTAATATATTCAATTGAAGAAGCTATTTTGCACGATAAGAATATAGTGGCATTTGCAAATATCTATCATGTAATAGTATTTATTAATCAATTAAAAAAATAGAAAAAATGACAAAAGGTAATGATAATGTGACTGCATTTGTAGGCTCAAGTGGGTATGCTTACGAAGGTTTAATAAAAAGAGAATACTTCGCTGCAATGGCAATGCAGGGGTTATTAGCTAATCAAATATTAAAAGAAACGAAAATAGCCGAAGCCGCAGTTTTATACGCCGATGCCCTTATTTCAGAACTTAATAAACCCACACCAAATGAGCAATAAATACTTAGTGCATAACCTGACAACTAATGAAGTTGTGGAGTGTGAGAGACAAATAATAAGAGATTTTATATACTATTATGCTAATGGTGAATTGTTAGCTACAACAGCTACCTATATAGAAGCCCATAAAGTTGTAGATTATGTGGAATATTTGGCTGATAAAAATACATCGTTAATCCCATTGCTATTTAAAGAAGGCTACAACACTTCACAACAATCGCACCCATATAGCGAAAAAGATATGATTGATTTTGCAAAGTTTTACAATAAATTAAACATTGATTACAAAAAAAAAATATTAGAATCATTAAATATTTGGAAAGAAAAACAACCTATAAAAATTTATTGTAAATAGTATGGAAGCATTTTTTTTAAAGAATGATAATGTAATAGAGTATTACGTAAATTTAATAAGTGGCAATCATGAAGTTTGTAGCTGGTATTTACCAATGAATTTAGATTACTTGAATAATGGTTTGGATGGTGATTTAAAAACACTTTGCATCGCGTACCCAAAAGGCAAAAGACCAAAATTACCTTACCCTCAAAATCCTAGTAAAAATGGATAAAGACTTATTTCGCTCAATTATAGCAGCAAGTATAATATTGGTATTTGCTATTTGTTTAATGTATTTAATGACCTTATAGAATAATTAACTTAGAAGATTTACAAAGCGGCAACCTAGTAAAACACAACGGCGTTATTTGTCGCGTTTATGGATATTGTTGCGCAATGCCTAGTACTGATAATAAAGCTACAGTTACCCTATGCAACGATGGCTCGATTACCGCTCCTATTGATGAAGTAGAAGCGGTTGAATTGAGTGAGAAAGTGTTGATTGAGTGGTGTGGGTTTGACCATACTGGTATAAGGTATAGAAAAAGTTGGTTTTATCTATGGGATTATAACAATAGAATTGTATTTTGCATTATTGAAATGTTTAATGTAAAAAATGACTACTTAAATGTTAGTACTCTACACCACCTTCAAAACCTATACAAGTCATTAACAGGTGAACAATTGGAAGTTAAAATAAAACATGACTAAACAAACAATAAAGTCATACTATAATATTACTTTATGAAACTATTCCTAACTGGTTTTATACAAGTGTTTTTTGTGGCAATAAATACGTACTTCATTAGTAAAGCTATTTACTTAGGTGTTTTTATCTGTGGTTTTACAATTAGCTTATTTTGGTCTTGGAACGTCAAACGAATATCAATAGGCAGTCTAAAAGATAGGCTACTATATTCTTTTGGGGCAGGATTAGGCTCTTTGTTGGGGTTAGTTGTAAGTGTATTAATTTTTAAAAAGTTGTAGGATATGGGTAAAGCAAGTAATTTGATATTAAAGTTTAGGGCTTGGGACAAAAAAAATAAAGTTTGGGCTTACGAAGGGTTTCACTTAATGGGCGAAGTGACAATATTTGATTTATTAAATCAATACTCACTTCGTGAGTCACTAAGTATTTTAGAGTTTAATCAATATGTTAATTTAAACGATAAAGCAGACAATGACTTATATGTAGGTGATTTATTTAAGTGCGAAACAAACGATATTATATACAGAATATATGCTGTTAAAGGTGGATTTGCGATTAATACCCATGTACATATTTGGCAAAAAGATATTTTAAACGATTACCCTTTCCCATTAATCCCATTAAGCGATGAACAAACGGTTAGCTGGATTAAAAATAGTTGTATAAAAGTTGGCAATATATATGAAAATTTTGATTTGTTCAATTCATTAATACCTCATGTTAAAATTATCCCAAATGTTTAACACGTTAAAATAGAATTATGAAAAAAGAAATATTAAGAGTTAGGCTAACTAACAATGTTAAGCAGTTGAAAAAATATGTTGATGAAGCAATAAGTAAAGGTGCTGAAGATGTACAATTTGATATGGATAAGGAAAACCCATACTTTGTTTTTACTTGTGATTTAACGCCTGAACAACAGATTCAATACGAATTAGAAGAACTTGAAAAGTATTACAATCAGAAGTCAAAAGAATTGCGAAACCTAAAATACAAAACTCATACTTTAAGAATTAATCAATATGGATTATCACAAGACGACATTGAAGCAATTGTATTAAGGTATGAGCGCGAAAATGGCATAGAAAAGTCTTTACCAAGTAAAATTAAACAAGTTATTAATTCTGATTATGACGATTTTAAAGACAATAAAAAAACTGTTTTTATTACCGAAATACTGCATTAACCTACCAACATTTCTATCAACATCCCTATCAACACTTTACCGTTTATTTCTCGGTGATTTGTTGACAGAATTAGCCCATACTTTCATTTAAGCCATTATCTGAAAATATGGGTTTTTATATTTGTAGGTTAGAATAAATGAGTGAACCTGTTTATCTGCCCGTATTCTGGATGATGTATAAACCCTTCCATTGCGGCAAAAGAATGTTGAAACGCATTTGTGCTATGCCAACGGTCTGTACCACTAATACTTCTAATGTATTCAACGTGAAATTTGTCTTTTGATTCTAGGTTCAAACCCGTATGTATTACGCAAATACCTTTACCATCTTTTTCAAGTTGTATGTGTTTTCTGCCGTCCTTTATATTTCTTATTTTATGATGTAAATGGTGGCAATACCAATACATATAATCACTTTCGCTATAAGCCTTTTTGCATTCAATAGACATAAGATTTGGCAAGTCTAGCTCCTTTGCCCCATCCCCATGTGTTAAACCTATCAAATTACGCCCATAATGCACATACTTTCTATGTTGTGGTGTTACATCAAAAGTTACATTTTTATTATTATGAAACCATGCAGCTAATATTTGAGCCAAAGAATAACCCAAAACAAAGTCATGGTTACTCATGCAATGAGTTACAAGTACATCGGATATTGTCAAAGCTCTTTCTATAGCCTCTATATAGCACCATTTAAGCACTTCTAAGTTCTCATGCCATAAACCTTCAACGTCTTGTCTAGTTCCTGCTGTTGTGGTGTTAAATGGGTTATCTATGTGGCTTGCATCGTTACCGATTATGATATTTATTTTTTCGTGTTCGCAATGACTAGCTTTGTCAAGCACTCCGTCAAATCCTTCTTTATATCTTTTAACCGCTATATCTACATTATAACTTTCCCCTGTTTCAACCTTGCTTGCATATTTCCCAAAATGTGGGTCTGCAATATCAATTATTAAAAGTGTTGGGTCACGTTTCTTTTTCCTATTTAATGTAGGATATATAGGTGAGTATGTTTTCATTTGCTCAATAGTGGTTTTAATGAAATCCACTACTAAGTTATTTACTTTCGGCTTTAACCAAACTTTTACTTGAAACAAAGGAGTGACGTTAATCACTCCTTCACTATCTTTTGCGCCAACTTCCCACTTATTGCAAATCATTCGTTCTATTTCCCATTGCGACAAATCAATATCGCAATGCTCAACTAAATCATCTTTGCTTACTATTCGCTTTGGTGTCGTAAATGTGTATTCCGCTTTGTTGCCTTTTTGTTCAAATGTGCTTTTAGTGTCTTTTATTGGTTGCGGTGCTTCCACTTTCAGCAACTGATTCTTAATCCTTTCGACTACTTTTCGGCTTATTCCTATTTGTTCGCCTATTTCTCGGCTACTTAATTTAGTTCCTTTTGAAATAAGTTGTCTTACTTGTTCTGATTTTGATATTGGCATCTAGCTAAATTTTAATATTGCTTGCTTATACATTGAAACAAAGTCTTTTATCATTTGTGCAGATGGTTGCGATTTGTCACCCATTACCCACTCCTGATGATATGCAACGGCTAATTGTTCGGGAGTTGTTACATTCCCATTATAATATCTACTATCTACTTTTTCGCCAATAAATAAGCCTTTGTTTTCAATCCTATCAATTAAAAAATCAATTCCCGTTTCAAGTTTATCGAATACAACAAAGCCTCTTAATTTTCCCGTCATGCCCTCATTTTTTTGGCACGTTGCTACTATCTTATTATCCCATATTGAAGCCCAACGACCGCTATCAGATTGAACACCAGATATGTTTGTGTTATTAATTACGCTTTTACAGTTGCCCGTTTCGTTACGAATTATCACTAATGCAGCAGCTTTGACTTCTCTATGTGCTGTAGATAGTTTTAAGATATTTTCAATCTTAGCCATTTCAACACTTATTTTGCAAAACTCTACTATTGGTTTTTCGGGGTAGCTATTTCTTATAATCATAAACTTTCAAGTTCTTTTAATACGTTAGCCCAATATTCTTTTTTATATTTTTGATAACCTTGCATTACTAATTTACCATATCCTATATGCGTAGTTTCAAGTTCCTTCAACCGCTCTTTTACTAAAATTATAGCACATTGTTTTGCATGATAAAAGGTAGAGTGTTCATGTACTTTTGAAAAACTTTTTTTATCTCCTTTATTTAAACCATGCACTTTGTCGTAATCATCAAAAACATCTTGGTTTATACTGCCACAAGCTACAGGTAAAAATTTTTCTATTAATTCTCTTGCTTTTTCTTTTGCTTCCATAATCCTATTTTTTTAACAACAATACAACCAACAGCACCACCAAGCAACACGCTGCAATAAATTCTATTAGCCAACTTTTGCGCAATTGTAGCTTAGTGACCAATTTGTCGCATTCAGCAATATGGTTATTTAATTCAGTAATCTTTCTAATATCTTCTTTATAGTTAGTGATTGTATCGTGAATAGTTCTGTATATTATCACGTTCTTCCTTGGCAATAACACTACTTGTTTAAATGTATCTATGCTCGGCAAACATTCCACTTCATACGGCTCATATTGCGTTATTGTATCGACTTTAATAGTCGTATCGCTTGTGTGTACTAAACTATCTTTCCCAATGCAAGGATTCGCCTCTAAAACTGCATTTATTACGTCTTTGTTTCTTATGGCTTTATTCACATTCAAACAAGCGAATAGACTTAGAAGTGTTGCTAGTAGGAGTGCTATTTTAAAGTTTTTCATTTCTTAATCCCCATTGTTTTCATTAACCAATTAAAAGTATCTTGTTCGGTGTTTAATAGTTTAACTTCTAGTATATTAGGATTATCAAATTTAGCGTAAACTTGACTTGTAGCATTGCCTTTGTTTGGGGCTGATACTTCATGTTTTAGCTTTCTTTTGCCGATAGTAAAATATACCATGTATCTATTCATAAAAACATTTTATTCATTAACCAATACCACACCTCACGAATAAGATAGTAGCAGCCTATAAGGGCTAGTAGTTTTGTTAGCATAATTCTAAAACTCTTTATTATATTCAACTTGTCTTGTAAAATGCAGCACCATGTCAGCCAACTTTATAATATTACCGCTTTCAATTGTACCTAATTTTAATACTTCTTCTCTACATCTTACTTTATATGCATAATCTCTTATTAAAGAAACGCCTTTTAAAGGCATCCATTGTGATTGAATTACGTTATGCGTACCACCGCTATAATCGCCTTCTAATTCTAATTCATTTTCTTTAATGCCTATAATTTTTAAAGGCTCTTTATGTTCGTAAACATCTCTATGGTAAACAATTTGCCCAATCTTCAAATCTTGTACTTTCATTTATTTTATTTTACTTTTTTTTAAAATTTGCCGCTACCCACCCAGTGGTAACGTAGCGGCGATTGAGGTGTACTTACACCGCCCCATCAATGGGATGATGGTTTAAAACAAATTAATCATTCCAAGTAATTGCCTTTACAGCCCACATTTGCGCTGTTTGACATTCTGTAATTGCAATAGAACACATTCTCTTTACTTCGCCATTTGCTGTAGCATTTCTTAAATCATTTAATTGGTCAATTGCATCTGCAAATTTTTGTTTAGCTTGACCTACTGCATCATCGTTTGATGGGGTAAAATTTAAACCTACTGCTTTTTGCCCAAAAGTTAAATCACTCATTTTTATTACTATTTATTGTTTAAAATAAAAAAAAATAGGAAGTGTGCGTCGAAATCCTCCGAATACTATTCTTTGGCAATTTGAGAGGCATCCTATTTATTATTTTTATTGCGGATTACTTCCACCCGTTACATTGCTATCTTTCGCAAAAATGCCTATTACAACCAACGCAATAGCTGCCACTAATTGACCGCCTGTTTTTCCATCAAAAGAACCTGCTTTATAAGCTTCTAATAAAGGGTAAACGGCTAATGACAAACCGCCTAAAATGCCTCCTAATGTTGTTTTCCATGACTTCATAATACTAATTTTTATCTTGTTTTAAACTTAATTCCTTGCTAATATCTTCCAATTTATCCATGATGCGGTCAAACTTATTGTCCGTTTTTTCTTGGTTCTTTTGCAAGTTTAGTATCTCAATTTCTAGTGCTTTTAATCTTACATGAACAGTTGTATAGAAGCCTATAACTACGCCACCTAATACAACTCCTACACCTGATATTGCCGCCAATGTTTGCCATGTGCTGTTGTCCATCACTACTAATTTTTAAATATTAAAACAATACCATAAGTGTTTTTTATATAAGTAGCTGCTACCTTAAATAAATAAACATTATCATTCCAATCTATATAATTATACCCTTGTAACGTAAATGTAAAATACTTTATAGGGGCTAAATTTTCTTTTAAAAACGACACGTTTAAGTTGGCTAAATCGGATAGGTTATCATTGACTATTGATATACTTAACCTAGTGGCGGTATCATTGCTTAATGCAGACTTAATTGGCTGTATTGAGCAAGCTGTAATACTACTTAATGACGAATCAATTGTAGGGTGAAAGCTAGTGTCAATAATAGAAACTAATTGCGCATTCACGCCAATTGCTAAAAATAACCCAATAAATAAAAAAAACTTTTTCATAATTAAATTTTAATATCCTTCTATAATAACAAATCCACTATTTACTGAAACTCCTGTAATATTAAAAGACGTAGTTGTTAATGTCGATGCAGTTAAGCCTGCCGAAGCAAATGTTACTACCGGCGTATTTGTAAATGATATTGTATAAGGCGTTGAAAGAGTTCCCGTAACTCCATTACAATAAGCTATAACTTTTTTATAGCTAGAACCATTAAAAGGTGTAGAAAAAACAATACTTCCCGCAGATAAACCAGTACTTACAGTTGTTTGAGTAGCGTTAGAATTAAACGCTGTTGCTTTAGCCGAACCATTAACTTGTAGCTTATTAGTTGCATCATCACTAGTAGTATTTATCCCTACATTACCTGCTGCACCGCTCCCATTGAATATTATAAAGGGTGTATAGGTTGTTGCCTGCATTATTTTAAATGGTGTTCTGCAAGATGTTGCAACATCTATAACTACTCCATCACTATTAGGGTCTGCATTTGCAGTACTTTTTAAAACTAATGGTCTACCATTTAAAGTACTTAAAATTGTAGCTGCACCTCCATAGCTTGCACCTCCAATTGTAGTCATGCTAAAAGTAGTGTTAAGCCTAATACCTGTTGTATTTGTTCCTGTATTAATATCTAAAATTCCATTATTAGTAATAAAGTTAAAGCTAGATAATGAGCTACCAGTTGCCCTAATTGCTGGTTGGTCTATGCCATTACTATTGTCTATCTGAACTGCTCTAGTAGGTAAGAACTTTGTTATAGTATTATTAAAATAATTAGATCCAGTATATGTAATATCCTTAGTAGTATCTAAACCAAACGCGGAACCCGTTAGAGTTATGCCTCGCCCTGCTGTATAGCTACTTCCCCCCGTTTGTGCAGCCCTTACTTGTGTTGCGAATCCACCGCCAAAAGCATTACTATCTAAGAAGTTAAATGCTGGTGCTAATGTGCTGCTCGTATTATTCCAAAATACCCTATATGGCGATTGAGTTGCAAGGCTCATTGTTCCCGTCCACGCCCCACCTAGTCTGTTGAATGTAATAGGGCTATTGTGTATAACTCCACTACTATTTAAAGAGATAGAAGATAAACGATTATTAAGCATTGCAAGGGTGTCGGTAATAGCTAGTTTGGTATTTGTTGCGGTTGCTAATACTAAGCTATCGTTATAGGCTTTCCCAATTGTTGCGATGCCCGTAAATCTTGTTGTTGTATCTAGTTTTCCGCTTGATATTGTGCTACCATTCCATGTGGCATTAGTAATACTAGCATTGCCTAAATTAAATGTATTTGTACTCCATTGAACTGCCGAAGGTGCGCTAAAATGCCAATCCCATGACCCTGCTGCCGTTGCATTACTATTAAGAACAATTGATGTATAACCTCCCGAAGGGATAGATACTACTAAAGTATTTGAGTTATTATTTACGGATATTGTTCCGCTTGACTGATTGTTATTAAATGTAAATATTGCGCCATTAGGTAGCGTAGTTGCATTAGGCAATTTTATCGTTTGTCCTCCACTTCCTGTAATTAAATAGCTTGGAACAGATAATGTAGTTAATGTTATTTGAGTGCCACTTGCAGCAACGCTTATAAACCCACTATAAAAATTATTGGCAGTTAAGTTGCTTGCTATTGTATCTACTGTTAAACCGTTTGTGTACCCTATTTTATTTGTTCCATTCCAATATGTTATAGGCACAACAGAGGATGTAATAGTAGGTGAGTTTCCCGTAATATTACCTTTTGTATTTATTGCATTATAAATATTACTCCTAGATGTATCTGAACGGTATTTTGTGTAGTATGTTGTACTGCTATCGGTATAATTAACCTTCAACGATAAAATAGTTTTTACCTTGGAACTATCCCACCTTTTTTGAATACTGTCTTTTATATCTGTTGAGCTGTCATATTTTGATAAAAAATATGTAGGCTTACCAATTATGCTATTCCATGAAATTATACTTTGATTTGATAAAGTCCAATAAGCCCCGTTACCTGTGTATAAATTAGCCCCTACTTGCGCAATACCTTGCTTGTTTATCAATGTGTCTGTTGGTATTCTTAGCCTTCCGCTAATTGCTGCGCTATCTTTAACAGTAATGTATTTTTGAAACAAATACGGCTGTGATATTATCGTTTGCGCTTCACAATATCCTGTAATAAAAAGTAATAGTATAAGTATTTTTTTCATAAAATTATGATGCAATAATAAACCAATCTATTGAAATGTTTTGAATGCCGCTTTCGTTTTCTTTAATAGTTATATCAAATGAAGTTGTAGTATAATTGCTAAGATTCCATGTAAAAACATAATCAGCACCACTACCATTGCTTTTAATAGTTGCAAATGCTAGGTAGTTGTTATCATTTAATTCATCTCCGCCTAATGTAATGGTGTAAGTTGTTGTAGTTCCCGGTACATCCCCAATATTCCTATTCCCTTTTTTCAATATCTTTGCAAACCCGTCTACGTATTGCTTTGTAGCGGCTTGTAAATTAGCGGAAGGGTCGGCGGCTAAAACTATTGCCCCCGTCATAGTTCCACCAACTAATGGCAATACTTGACTTTTGGAATAAACATTATCCCAAAGAGGAACAACCCCATTTGCAGCCGTTGCACTTGCATTTCTAGTTACAACATTGCCATATGTAGCAAGCAACGTATTGATAGCATTTATCTGTGCTTTTAAAAAAAAATTTGCAAGCCTATATTCATCCATGCTCCCATCAAACTGCGGCGTTGTAACACCACTACTAAAAGTCGCTGGTGAAGCAGTGTAATAGTTGTATGTAGGTCTTACAACTGCATCGGTGTATAACTTGGCATTTTCTCCCGTTGGCGCATCAGGCAATATTGCATTGCCTTCACTAAATGAAGCAACAAAATAAAAACGTCCTACAGAATCGGTATCTGCTTTAAAATATATTACTCCATCCTCATAGGTGCCTGCACCTGCATCGTATTCTAGCCCTTGTAATATGTAAAAGGTATCAACTGCGTAATTAATACCTGCCAAAGCCCTAACGGCTGCAAATGCTTCTTGCTGAGTTGCTAAAATATCGCTAACAAATACGGGTTCCCCTCCTGCTTTAGCTGGGTCTATATTGGTAATATTACCGTAAACTATTCTTTCACTTGGGAATTCAAATATATCTGACATTATATTGTATAAGTTTTAAATGTGTATTTTACCCCTGCAATAGCTACCATTGCTACATCCGCTTTAATACTATCGGCAAATGTAGCCCAAATTGTGTCTAAAACATAAATTATCAATGTAGTTTGCCCCAAATTATCATTGAAGCTATTTAAGTAAATGGGCGTTTGCACAGTATCGTCAAAAGAACCTACATAAATTATAGCATCGGTTTGATAAAAACTATTAGCTGCATTTATCACATATTCTGGGCTGCTAAAATATATACCCCCGTTTGTAGGGTCGTTAATTTGCGAAGGTGCATAAAGTATATTCAATACATTTTGCAATTGCTTCGTAAATTTACATTGTGCTAATAATATTAACCTAATCCTATCAGTATAGTATTGGTTGAATAATGGCTGTAATGGCTGTAAAAAGCAAGCTAAAAACTTGTAGGTATTACTTAGCTTACCTTCACTATTGAAGGCAAAATAAGGTGTTAAAACCCACAATAATAATTTGCTATAATCTATTTTTTTAAACATTACAATACTGGTATGTAGTTTATTGTGCTTGAAGGTGAAATTTGGAAAGTGCCACTACTTAAAAATACTTGACCGCTAAAAGCAACATTATCATAAGTAATATTTGCAATAAAAAAATCCCTTACCCCTGCAACATTATTTTTTATATAATCGCTAAAGTCATTAGTATAAAATAGCCCATTATAGGTAAAGTTAGTTTGAAAGTTGCTTATTGCTTGTGCTACTTGTGTTTGAATTGTTGTCAAATCAAAAGTGCTGTAATAGCTTAAATTAGCGGTGTATTTTATAGTGTTTGGGTTTTTGCTTATAATATTAACGGGAACACCTGCAACTAAGTAATTATCCATGTACCCTACAAATGCTGCTAGTTGCGGCTGTGATAGTGCAGTTACGTTTCCAGTTGCATCCGTTGTACCTACTTTTAAAGAAAGATAATTTAAAGATTTATTCCAATCAAAAGCGGCTTGTTTTATTATTTGCTTTGTGGTATCTATTGCAGAATAGTAGTAATTTCCATTTGCATCTATTAGTAAATTATCCCCATATTGAAAGGCTTTTGCCGCATTAATATAATATCCTGCTTTGCCATAATTTTGAGATAAGAATAAATCAATAATGCCTTGTTTGCCGTTAGATAACTCTATAGAGGTGGCATCAATAGGCAATTGTAGTCCTTCAACTAGCTTTTTGTACAATCCACCTACGCTAGGATTGTCGAATCCTGCTGTTTCTAAATTCGCAACTGTTTCTTGAAAAGTACTCACTTTAGAATATGTTTAGGATTAAGAATATAGATGCTGAAACCTCACCTGCAACAACCGTAAAATATAAATTATATGCGGTTGTAGAAACGGGAATTTCCGCACTATTGCCTGGGCAATTATTATTGTTTACTCCTATTTCGGGTAGTATTTCTTCGCCGTTGGGAGTTGTGCCCACTTTTACTTGAGCATCACCTGCAATTTTTACTAAAAATAACTTCCAAGCATAACTATTTGCCGGTATTTCTACTGTAAAGTTGAATGTTTGGTTTTGTACTTTAATTAACTTAGTTGCGCCGCTATATAATTCGGCTGTCATGTTGTTAATTTTAGTACGCGATACTAAACCACTATCCCCATTATTTATTGGTGTGTATGCCATTTATATAAGTTTTAATCTATCCAATATTTATTATCTTTCCAAACTGCTGTATCATTCCAAAATCCTGTTGACAATATCCAAACGCTATCTAATTCCAAAAAGTAAAAATTTGCATCTTCACTCATTTGAGCATTGATTGCTTCTGTAATTACATTACCTTTAATTGATTGTAATCTATTTGTATTAACATCTAATGTAGAAGGTAGTGTATAATTTGTGCCCGATTTAATATTTTCTGTCCAATTATCTATACCGTTAGATTGCAAAAACAGATCTAAATTAGACATAGACGCAACTCCAGTGTTATTAGTTACTACATCTAAAGCAGTTTGTAATGGTAATGGTTTGACTAATACTGACATGTGCCTTGTATATTTACAATGTGATTTGCAATATTTGCGGTAATAGTAACAGTCAAAGCTTTATCCGTTAATATTTGTTTTTTTACCAATGATATTTTATTTGCTACGTTATCAATTTTGCTATTAATAACTCTGCTGTCAATCCCTTGTCCAAAGTCTCTATTTTGCATAATTGCACCCCTTGAATATAGGCATATAGCTAAGTTTTGGGGCGAAGGGTTGCTAGTAAATGCTAAACCTTGACCTTCTTTTAAAACTATATCCCTAGAAACTGCATCAAAGAAAATATCAGTCATAACGCAAATTTATTGTAATATTTTGGTATTTTCAATATCAGTGTTTGTAGTAGGCGTAATTGTTTGAGATACCCATGTAGAAAGGGCTGTTTTAAGGGCTGCGCCCCCATCGCTTGGAACGGGTGTCCAACTATTAAAAACGGTTATTAAATCGTTTATTTTTTGCTCTATTGTATTTAGTTGTTCAACTGTTTTAGGGGTCAAAGGCACTCCCACCGTTCCATCAAAAAAAACTATTTTATCTAACTTATCTACTTTTAGCAATTCAGGTCTTGCTTGATTGCTTTCTCTAAAACCTAATACACAAGAACTACCTACACTTGGCACTATCCTAATAGTAGAAAAGCTATTTGTTAGAACTGCAAAAGCTACATTGTAATATACAGAACCGCTAACAGTTTCAACAGTGCATGTATATTTGCCTTCATCTAATTCAATTATAGTAGCATCATAGAACGATTTGAACTTATTCAGCACATCAACCGCTTTTGTAAAACTATCTTGTAATTCTGTTTCTTTACTCATTACAAATTGCTTAAAAATGAAACTTTTAATGTCTGCCTGTATCCTTTAGTTGGCGAAACTACAAATTTTTTACCCGTTACTACATAGCTTGCTTGTCTTTCTGGAAAGTGAAAATCACGTTTGTATAAAATTCTGTCATAAACATTTATATAAGGGTATAACATTAATCCAAAATCACCCGTGAATACATTTTGCTTGCATTTATTTAAACAGTCTAGTCCTATTTGCTCAAATTTATTTGCATCGTATTTTAGGTTATAGTAAAAGAACTCGTGAGTTTCTCCGCTATCATCCCCAAACTTCAATTGCTGTTTACGTCCATCGTCAAGCAAATAATTAACAACTACTCTATACCTAGAAAAAGCTGCATAACTTTTTTGAATACCACAACTTAATATATTACCCCCGTCGCCTATAAAGTCGCTTGGATTGCCTGTTTTTAATGTGTGTGTGTTGTTATACGTATTTGCAACATTGCAAAATAGTTTGTTATCTATCATTGTTATACATAATCCTAAATTCTGCTTAAGGTATTGCAAAACTGCACTTGGTGACATATTCGCAAATGTTATATTAAACATATTAAAGTCTGGTACAACTTCATTTATTAGTTCAATATTATTGGCATCAGGTGCAACGCTGTCGATAGTATCATTTACATAATCTACTAAGTTTTGCAGTAATTTCAATAGTGTTATTTGCTTGTAAAAATTACCCCATGAAGTAAATGATCTTTTGCTTTTTACATTTTTTTTAATTAGTATTCTGTTTTTTTCGCCAAATATACCAAAGTGCCAAAAGTATTGATAGTCCATACACTTTATAATCATTGGTTGACCTTGTCCAAAATCACGAATAAATCCATTAAAAACAGTTACATCATTATAACCTTCATAGTTGCATATTACTTGTACATTATCGCCTACTTTAAATTCCTCTGTTACCTTAACTTGTGATAATGTAGAATATTTTGTATTAGTGTTTTTTATTCTTACTAATAATGGCAGTTTAATGTTCAATGTTGCGCCGATATTACTACATTCATGTTCGTAGTCTATTTCGCAAACATCTACCACATTAACACCATTTATATATACGTTTGTGTGACCTATAAAGTGCATAGTATTAGCTTAATAAAAGTGAACTTCCTGCAACATCTTCGTAGCAATCTAATGTTAAACCTATATTATAACTGCCATTTGTAAATTTAGGCTTCATCTTAGTAACAATAATATTTGTAATGCCTAACCCGTTTAAAATACTATTTTGTATTGATATGCTGCCATTAGGCTGAAATACTTGCTGAAAAAAATCCTCTAATAATGATTGAGGAAAAATATTATTAGATAAATCGTTTGCGTTTATTTGCCCATTGGTATATGCTGCCCTAAATGTAGCGTTAATTGTAAATCTAGTTGCTTTTCTACCTACATATTCTGTTACTGGTGAACCGTTTAAAATGCTATCTACAATAATATACTTTTCAAATTCGGGTTCTATATTAACATCGGCTGGCAATGTTACACCGCCTACTATTCTTTGAACGGGGTAGCTAATTGTTTCGCCATTTTCTAGTGTTTCTACTTGCGTTTCTGTTACTACCTGCGCCCCTATTGTACATAATGAAGGGGTGTTTAATAAATCGCTAACGGGAACTAATTTAACTATAGCAACGTCCGTAGGTGCGCCTATGTTATCTTGTTCTAATTGAACCTTTACAACTTTTTTATTAACGTCCTTTTGAAAGTCATCAACTTGCTTTTTATTCCTATTTAATTCTACTTTTTCTTGATTTATAATTGCAGTAGCGGCTAATACACCAACTTCTGAAACTAATATAGCTGTTTGAGGTATTTTACCTTTTAAAGCTTTTTCAAAATTATCTATTTCGTTTGCCATATTTAAACTGTTGCGGCTGAACCATTTGAAATATTATTAAACATTCTTATCATTGTGTCAATAGCTTCTGTAGTAGCTTTTCTATAGTCATCTATACCTGTAATTTGACCTATCTTTTGCATGGTATCTACTTTGATATTAATTATTTTAGCTTTATCTAATCCACCATTTGCGCCGCTTAAAACTCCTATGCTGTCGGCGGCTGTGTGGTTATTGTTTTCAGTACCTGCTGCACTTCCTTTTATACCTAGTTTTTTAATAGCATCTAACATTTTAGTTAGTTCTCCTAGTTGCTTAGTATTTTCATCTAAGTCTTTTTTAGTTTGTTCTGCTTTGTCTGCTAATTTTTTCCCATATCCTGTCACAAAAGCTTCCCCACCACCACCTATTGTTGGGTCAGAACCAAAATCCCCAATACTCGAACCTCCAGCGGTTGCATTTGAAAAAACATTAGGGTTATTCTTAAGTTCTTTTAACTGTTCTTCTTGCGTAGTCTTTAATTCACTTATGCTTTTTTTATAATCTTCAATTGTAGTTGGCAAATCTCCCAAAAATTTACTAGCTCTTTCTTTGGCATCATTTGCAATATTGCTATCTTTACTTTGTAAGTCTCTAGTAAAACTATCATAGCTTAATTTAACATCTTTAAATCTGTCTTGTAAACTTTTAGCCGCTTCATCAGTTTTATTAAAATTTCCTATTGCTTCAGCCGCTTTTTCAACGTTTTTTTGAATATCATTAAAATATTCTGCAAGTTTTATTAACCCAAATACTGCTGCGCCTGCGCCTATAGTTGCTAAAGCCCCTTCTAATCCTACAAATGTTTCTGTAAGTGCTGTTGTTGTTGCTGCTAATCCTACCTGACCGCTTTCTAAAGCTAATGTTCTATAAATTGCTATTTCTTCTAAAGTATTATAAATGGCTAAAGCTCCATTATAGCCTATTGTGGCTACTTTTAAAACACCAAACGCTAAAGCAATTTCTGCTAATGTTTTACCCCATTTATATAAATTACCTAAATCAATACCTTTAACAAATTGCGTTATACCTTTTAAAGATTCTGTTGCACCTGTAAACATTGATTTAAAAGTAGGCTCTAATTTAGCCCCTATGCCTAAAAATAAATCGGTAAGGCTGTTTTTGTATTGGTTTTGTCTAGCTTGCAAACTTTCATTCCATTGGTCTAGCCCTTTTTCAAAATTCTTTTTCATTGCGGGACCAATAACTTCCAAAAACTTTGTTCCGCTCATTTTTTCGGCAACTAGTTCCTCATAACCTTTACCAAAAGCATCTTTTACAATTTTACCAAAGTTGGGCAATGTTCCCGATAAACTTGCAAAGTATCTTTTCATTAAACCCCTTTCGCCTATTTCCTTGAAGTCGTAAAGTATTCTTGAAAGATTTGCATCGCTAACGTGCCCTACAGCTCCTGCATAGCTCATTCCTTCAAATAAATCTCTTAACTTTTTACCCTCAATGCCCGTTCCTTTTAATCCCATTTCCATTTCGCTAAAACCTTCGTATATATTCTTAGCTGGAAGATTTAAGCTTTCTACTTGTGTTTTAAGAAAATTTAAATTTTGTCCTGCATCTAAAATGCTATTTGCGGAAAACTTAATTCTATTGTCAAATCCTTCAAACTCTTGGGTAACTTCTAAAATGTGACTAGCAAATTCTTTAATTCCATGCAAAGCAAAAGCACCTGCAATAGTTGCCCCAATATGGCTAAATTGTGATTCTAAAAATCCTGCACTATGCCCTGCACTTTCAAGCCCTCTACTTATTTCTTGCCCTGCTTTTTGTGCAACGCTTACAGTATTATTTATCTCTACCTGTATTTTTTGCAATTTACCACTTGCCTCATCTGTGGTGGTAATGGTAAAACCGTATTTATCTGCCATTTGTTAGTCTTTTTTGTAAGGTAAATGAAGTAAGCCCAAATATACGTTTAGCATGATTTTATAGTCATAATACTTTCCTATTGGCATATTGTCGCACTCTTGTTTATCTAAATGCAAAAAGGCACGAAATAGAGTTTTCATTACAAAAACGCTATCTTGTGCCATTAATGCCTTTTCAGCTTGTTTGGGGTCGTTGCTTATTAATTCTCCAATAGCCCTGACTTTAGAAAAAAAGGGATAATATGTTTTGTAATAAATTCAGTTCCCCACCTTGCAAACGCAAAACCATCTTTTTTAAACTGCAATAAATCAACCTTAGTAAATTCTGCTGTTTCAATAAACATGTTATTGATTGCAATTTTAGCTATATACATAACCGTTTCTGGATCTGCTTTTAAATTGCCATCTGCGCTTATACCAATTAACCCTTCACATGCAAAGTGAATAGAATTTTGACTTTCATCGTATTGGTCTAAGTCCTTAAATGTTAGGACTTTATTAACCAATTCTTTTACCAATTCTTGACTACCACCTGCTGCCACTTTTGGCACTTCTGCATGATATTTTACTGTAAATTGAATCATATTTTATTTTTTAGTTCTCGCCATAAAAGCAATTTTAACTGGTGTTTCTTTTGCTTGGCTGCCAACTGTTGTGTCTTGACTACCTATGTACACATTTAAATATTGTTCAACAAATTTCACGTTAATTCCAAATCTCATTAAGCTGTCAAGTTCAGCACCTTGCACTAATGATGCAACCCCTAATGCTGTGCATAATGCAGCTACTTCGCCACTTTGTAAAGTAAATGAACCGCTATACTCGTAGTTGTTTTTCTTTAAAGCAATTGCAGTAGAATTACCAACAGCGAAGATAGTTTCAACGCCTACTTTGTCGGAAGCGTCAAAGTCTTTTGCTGTTAGCAATAAATAAGGAGTGCCACCGGGAAACAAAACAGAAATTTGACTTTCTGCGCCCGTTTCAATTAAGTATTCTAAATTAGGCATTATGTAATTAGTTTAATGTGATTGTAGAATCAACTGACCAACAAGTTTGATTTTGATTAATCGTAATTGTATAATCGAGTTTTTTTGTTGTTTTAAAGTTTACCCCTGTTATTACAAGTGTTCCGCTATTTATATCCCCTGTGCCTGTACCATTTGCCAATGGTTCAAAGTACAGTTTTGCAAATTGCGCTTGTAGTGGCGATGCCCAAACGGGTGAAACATTACCTGCTGCATCTGTAATTACTTGAGCATTTATAGACTTGCGAATTATGAAACTTCTTGCAGCGTCTAGGTAATGATTGGCAACCCTTACTTGTGGTGCTTCAACTATTGTATAGCTGTAATCTTCACAAGTAGCCCCATCATTCCAATATAACCCGCTTACATTGCTACCTGCAAAAGTTCTAATAAATAGATATTGTTTTGCGCCCAAAAGGTCAATATCGCCTGTGCCTGATTTGTTAGAAGGTGTTAGGTTTTTAATGCTTGTAACATTTTCTATAACGTACCCGCCTAAATTACCTGTATAAGTTGTTACTCCCGAAACAACGGTAAATGAATCACCATATTTGTAAGTTACACCGTTATAAACAACACTCCAATCAGATTCAGTAGTTTTAGATGTAGCGGAACTTCCTCCTGAAAGGTTGTAATTCATTTCAATATTACTACCACCGCCGTATATTTGATAATGAACTAAATACCCATTGTATAAAGCACCTGTTCCATTAGGAGCTATAACAGTTAGGTTAACTCCTGTACTTGTTGCAGTATATCCCGAAAATCCTGTATATGAATTTATAGAAGCAGCTAATGCCGTTGCTACAGTAGTTTGCGTTGCTCCATCTGCTACTGAAATAGTTGGGCATATATAAACATTCTTTCCATTAATTTTAACATTTACGAAAGCACTCCTTCCTGTTTGAGATAAAGAAACGTCTGGAGCAAAAACAGCCCTTGCATCAGTTGCTGAAATAGTAACTGATTTACCAAATACAGTAGCAACGGCATTAGCTCTTAATGTTCCGCTGCTTGGTGCAATGTACAACCCATTAGTAAGGTAGGCATCATTAAAATTAATTAACCCTAATCCATCATTTACAAAACCAGGCGATGTGCCTATACTAATCTTTGACAGTTTAGCCAAATAAGCACCAATAGCACTCACACCGTTAGGGTGAACCCCTGTAATACATAAACTGCCAAAAGGCGAAGCATAAGGAAATAAACTACCTAATGTAGCTGGAGTTCTTGCAACGTTCATTGCATAACCGTCAACTATATAATAGTAGCTATAGCCCAATCCGCTTAAAGTATCTTGTTTAACCTTTGCGGCTGAAATAGTTTCGCTTACATCTGTTGGGAAGTCATTAGCTCCCGTTGTAGCCGTTGTAGGAACTTTATAAGCATAACCTACAATCTTTGTTTTTTGTGCGAAATCTGCAACACCTGTTTGAATTATACAGTTATCATGCGCCCCATTGGTTGTAGCTATGTAATCGCTAAAATTACCTGCAACGTTTGTCATTACTACCCATAATAAGCTTCCTATTGTTGCTTCTGTGTAAAAGTCTGCAACGTCTTGGTAAATTCTTGTTCCGTTGGTAGTGTCAAAAGTTGCCGTTAAACCGTATGCAACTAAGTCGGCTAATGATGTAATTAAATATGGTGTATCTAAATTAAAACCCGTACCCGTTACAACCGTATTAGTTGGGCAATCAAAGAATATTAAGCCTATGCCGTCCTCACTTTGAGGTACGCCTATTTGGTCGTTTTGAACCGATTGACTTACTATGTGTTTCATCTATTGTTAATTGTAATGGTTCAACTAATTTTTTTTTTCTGTAGTATCTTCTTCTACTGCATTAGGGTCGAAAAAAGGAACTTCTCTAACTGTTTGATTTTCTACAATCTTCTTAGTTTGAGCCGCTTTATAAGCTTCTTGCAATTCCGCTTCAATAGCTAATACACTTGTAGGTAACGCATCGCCTTTTCTATATACTTTTCTGTATTTTTTTCTTGCGCTGTGCGAAAATGCTTCACTAGCCTTATTGAAAGCGTTGTTGCTGTTTATCTCGGCTGTAACTTTAAAGCTTTTGTGTTCTGGATCAGGATATGTTTCTGTAAAAATATCGCCGCTACCATGTAACCATGCTTCACCAAAAGTTGCAACATTCCATTTTAAAGCTTGTACGTGTGTATCTGTTATTGCTGGGAAAAAACTAGATGTAGTCATTTTATTTATTTTATTAGTGGACGAATCAAAATATTGGCATTAGCTTTAACGTTTGCCGTGTTTGATGTTATGTATTGAATCTTTAAATATCTTGCTGAAAAGAAAACAGTATCTTTTGCGAAGTCAAATATTTTAGAATCTGTTGCTGCAAAAGTGTAGGCATTAGTATAAGTACTATTTGCAACACCTTTAACCAATGCAGTATAAGTTACGTTGTCTTCGCTTTGGAAGTATTTAGCCGTTACTGTTGCTGTTCCTGCACCTACCTTAGTCCAATTTAATTGACCGCCAATTGCTAATGTATTAGCGTGTGTAATTGGCAAGATGTAGGTTAATGTGTCGCTAATTCCGATGCTATCACCAACATTAGTAGGGTAGCCATTTTTGGTTGATACTGCCGTTCCTTGTGTTGTAGGTGCTAACGTGTAAGTTCTACCTTGAGCGAATGACGCTAAAACCGAAATAGATAATAAAATTGTAATTAAAAGTTTCATTGTAATTATTAATTTAAGTAGTTATGAAAAGGGCGGCTATTAACCGCCCTAATTATTTTTTTTTTTTAGATAGCTGCTGAGTAACCTAATATCGCTGCTCCGTTACCTGTCTTTCTCATTAGGCTTGCTCCCATTCTTGCATCACAAGAAAGTTTTAAGCCGTAGTTAGTTGGGTCTTGTTGAACAAACACATCAAACATTCCAAATCCAATACCTAATTGAGAAGCAATGAAAGCAAGGTTTGCCCCTGTTGCTGTTGAAGGTATAGAACCTGTAGGGTCTAATATTGTACCTGTATTAGAAAGTACGCCTACTTGGCTACGTTCTTTAATAATGGTGCTATTCAAATCCAATGCAGCAAAATTGTTTTCCCCTGCATTTGTACTATACTTGTTAAGCAAAGTTTGTACGCTTGGGTCTGTTTTCAACATTTTCAATCCTGTAGGGTCAACTACAACTTGAACTTTTTCTTTATCCAAACGATAGTTTTGTTTGCGGAACAATTGCTCTACGCTGAAAATATCATTTAAAACAAGGTTATTTACTGTTCCGTTGTAATTAGGAGAATACAACCAACTGTTGTTTGTGCTTGGTGAAATTGCAGTTTGTAATGTTCCTGTTGTTGTGTTTGTTTGTCCAGTACTGTATATTGGTGCCGCAATAACTTGCTCTAAGAAAGTAGTAATCAAATTACTATCAATTGAACTCCAAAACTTGTCTAAAGCTTGTGCCCATTGCATGCCTTGTACATCGTAGCGTTGAACAGCTGTTTTGTAGTTATTCCACAACATAGGTTGCAAGAAATAAGGCAACATAGTCATTGAAACTGCATCATCATCAATAGAGTAATTGGCAGGGCTGCTAGGCTGTGAACCAACGTAAACTAAAGGACTTGCGGCTATGTTTGCCCAAACTAAACCTAAATTACCTGTAGTCATTGTAGGGTTAAACGTTGGTATATCGCTTTTCCAATCTCCTTTAGGATAAAGGGTAAAGAATGCTAATGAAAGGAAATCAATTGCATAAGTGGAAGGATTTGCAAGGAAGGTATCAGTAGGAGTTGAATCTAAACCAACTCTGAAACTACCATTATCAACTGCTGCTAACATTGATAACAAATCTTGTCCGCCTCTTTGTTCTGGAATAGGTTTATTTTTGTAGTGATTAGCTGCCACAGATTGCATATCAACGCTTGCATTCAAATTGTGTAATCTGAAAGCGTTTGCAACAGCGCAAAACTTAGGGTCACTAGCTAGGGCAGTCATTATAACTTTATATTCCCTATCATCTTTACCTGCGCCTAATCCTTCTTGGAACTTAGCAACAATGGCTTTGTCTTGTGCATCGTTAGAAGCAGTCAACTGAGTCATTGTTTTAAAACGTGTTTCATTTACTTTAATATTCACGTCTGTAGTTTTTAATGTGGTTTTATCTACTAATTGAGGCTTAACATTCAATTTAGGTAAATTACTAATTGGGAACAATCTACTAGATAGTTCTGCTTTTAATGCGCTCATGCCGTCTTGGTCTTCATCTTCAACCAAAGCGTTGTAAACTTTAGCTGAATCATCGTAAGCCATAGAGCATTCGTTGTACATTGTTTCAGCACCTTCTAATTCTTGCTTATATTCAGGTGAAACATTGTCACCTGCTTCGGCAATCTTTTTTTGTACTTCTTCAAGTTTTTTCTTAGCGTCTTCTGCTTTGCCTTTAGCACTTTCCATTTTCTTCTTAGCCTTATCAATTTTAGCGGCTAATCCTGTTTTGCCGCTTGGCTCTGAATTAGGTTTTGCTACTTCACTTGAAGGCTTATCAGCTTCTTTAATTTTACTCATGCCCATTGCATCTAGGATAGTCTTAAACAATCCCCCTGCTTCGTTTACGCTAATTTTTGAATCGCTTTCTACATTTGTAGTCGGCTTTGTTGGCTCATTATTTTCTGCCATTTTAGTTGCTTTTAAAGTTATGAATTGAGATATTTGCTCCTTAGTTGTATCTTCGTATATGTGCGCTGAAAGTTGTACGCAATCTTGGTTACTTGGTAATGTTACTAATGAAATTTCGTAGGCTTCAAAACTTTCTGCAACCATATAGCCGTTTTCATCTGTGTACAAATCAGCTTTACCCATTGCGTTTGTAACTGACTTGAACTTAACAAAACCTCCTATACTTGCTGTTAATTGACCTGCCTCAAATAGTTGTTTTGCTGTTTTGCTTTCAGGTGTTATTTCGTTAAAATTTGGTATTCCCAAAACATCATCACCTACAATTTTAATAGTCCATAGCCCTAACGGGTCTGATTCCCATTGGTGACCTTTTAGCATTACAGGGTGTTTATAAAACCTATCCCAAACTATTGCGTTGGTAGGTAAAATAAACCCTTTATTATTTGGGGTGCTATTGGTTACTAAAATTTCTTTCACAAAGCAAAGATTGATTATCTTTATATTTGCATTTCAAAAGGTAAGACTTTTATTTATGGCTAAACTGTTATTTCAAATTGTTATATCTGAATACCAAAAGAAAAAAATAAATGAGTATAAAGACAAGGGCTTAAGTTCAAATGATATAGTTGTGGCGTTGTCTGCTCCAGTTGCTAGTTGTGACCCCACAATAAAAGTATTTTGTCGAAAAAGCGGCGAATATGTAGAAGTAGATAGAAGATTATTTAAAAGCAAGAAAATAGAAGTAGTAAAATGAAAATAATGTCAAATAATTGGTTTTTACATAAGCCAACTAATGAATTTATTTGTATAGAAGATTACTCCTTAGCACTTGGAATATTGTCTATTAAAGGAAAAGAAAGCCGTTTTTTTAATGGCAAATGGGGCGTATTTTATGACAATGATTTTAATATTTATGATATTAAAGATTGTGAACCTATTCCATTAATCCCCAAAGTATTAACAAAGTGCAGTTTTTTAGATTTTGAAGATATTTATTACTATCACAATGGTTTTATTTTAAAAAAGGATGGCAAAGATTTAATTGCTGGTGATATAACTGTAGATGATAGATGCGAATATAAATGGTTTACTTTCACGCCTATTAAATGGGTGCATCAATTACAGAACTTGTTTTACTGTATGTATAATATTGAATTAGAAATTAACCTATAGCGCAACATCCTATTTTCAACGGTGTAAAGGGTGTATTATTAACGTTATTGGTTTTATTAGTATTATTTTACTTGTTCGCTTTATTTGGTTATTTGTTAATATAAAAAACCCCTCATAGGTAGAAACCTAAAGGGGTAATTTCTAAACAAAATAAAAAACCATGACTAGGTAATTACGATTGTGGGATTAACCGTAACTGTATTAGTTGTAACTATTTGATAAGGTAATGTTTCGCTTCCTAATGCAGTACATTCGTAAACTAATTTATACCCCTTAGTATTTGCCATATTAGGTAAAACGTCCGCATCATCAACACTTGTAAATGCTGCAATAAAACCATTGGTTGCCTTGACAGTTTGCATTGACGTTGTTCCCCATGTTCTTGTGAGTGTTCGCAAATTAAACGTGTTGCGAATGAAGTCAAAGTCCTCTATATAAGATAATGATACATCTAAGTCGTTGCTTGCTGCTTGGTCGTCAAAATAGCAATACACGTTTATTGAAAGCGTAAAAGACATATTTGTAAGCCCACCCAATAACATTTGACTATTGCCGGAACTTGGCGCAAAAGAAATAATTACAAAGTTTGCTGTAGTGCTTACGTCCTCGCTTGCGTTAAACTTCTCTAATAAAAATACATCTACTGCCCTGCCTTTATTGGTTAATATTTCCCAACTTATTGCGGTGACTTCTTCTAGTATTCCTTTTGTTATTTCGGGTGTCATGTTAATTGTTGTAAGTCAATAAATAGTTTTGTTGCTTATGAACGCTAGTAACCAAATAATTAAATGCAGTTTTAAGGCTTTTTAATTCTTCTAAATGTTCGCTTAAAATAAAAGGTTGCAAAAATGCTTTTTGCCCATTATAGTATAAAACCATTGAATAAGTAAATTGTACTTCTTTTACAAAAATATCTTTAACTACAAACAATTCAAAATTGGTTACACGACTTGATTTTTCGTGATTTATTTTTTTTACTTTATACATTCTACCAAATCTCATTACAATATTTTTATTGGTGTGTTATTGGTAATTTGTCGGCACGGTAAAAATTAGAATTAACCTTTTTGCATATTTCAGATATACTTTCAATAGGGTCAATTATTTGTATATTTAAACACACTTCATCTACTTTACCATTTGTGTTTATATGTTCATTAATTTCTGTAATAAAACAATTATAGCTTTTTCCTTCTATTTCTATTTTTGCTATCATACCTTCAAATCTTTTAAAGCTGTTTGCACCATTGTATTAAATTTATCTTTTGTAATTTGGTAAATATACGAATTACCGTCACTATTTGGTAATGGCATGAATTGGCGTTGTGGCATTTTCCCGTTGCCTTCGTTATGTGCTTGTGCGTATGGAACAATTTTTAAGCTAGTATAAACAAAAACACTTTTAGCCCTTGCTTGATATTTAATACTATCCCTTAATTTATTAGTTTGTATCAATATAGGATTTGCACTATTAAAAACCCTCCCTTTATACGCCTTACCCCTTGCATCGTATGATTTATTTGTGGATGGCTTTCGTTCCTTCCAGGGTGAAGTGCGTTTGCCGTCAAAATATCCTTGCACTTTAAAGTTAGTGTCAATCGCCTTCAAAGAAGCATTGCCAATTATTCGCGGCAATTTTGCAATTACTTCCTTAACGGCTGCATTGTCTTTTCTAAAATCTGCTAATAGTTGCGATAGGGGTTTCATTTTACAAAGATAGGGAAACCCTTTTTTAACTTATTATACTTGCTTTGAACCATATCTTCAACTGCTGTAATGTTTCCGCTTTCAACAGTTACTACTAGGTTAACGCTGCCGTAAAGAATAAAATACAATCTAGTTTGCAATTGTTCGCTATTTAACCATTTACCCCAAATCTCATTTGGGTACTTTATAGCCGTTTCAATTTTACCGTAGTTAGTGGGTGCGTTTATCCTAACTTTATCAATCATGTTGGGGTTTAAAAAAACGTTTAACTTTAACCTATCATTTTGAAATACTATTTTCTTTTTCCCGTGCTGCCAATTATGAAAAGCATTAGCTACGTCAGCTAATGGTGGAAGGTTTGCCCCTAATGATGAAAGAGAAGTGTATTGTATTTTATTGCCTGCTGCCTTTAGCGTATCAATATATGGGCAATCTTTTTTAGGGAACATTCCTTGTTTAGCTGGGTTAAACCTAAATTGTTCATCTACATATTTTTCAAGTAATACTTTGCTTTGCTCCTTAGTTTGAGTTTTGCCATAATCTACAGATACGGCTCTACATCTGCAGTTCCAAGAGTTACGCGGAACTACTGCATCTCCGTTAGGGTCACCTATTTCAAATATTTTTCCATCTAGTTCGGCGTGGTCGTGTCTAACTCTGATATCGTGCATAGTCTCATACTTCCAATATGGGTAAATATCTTTATCTTCTTCTATTTGTTGCCATTTATCAGCCATTACAGCGTTTCCAATAGCATTATCATATTCAACCCTTAGCCATGTGTCGCTAATTTGTTGCTTATACGAATTGGCATCATTTATAAATTTACCTATTGGTTTTATTGATTCGTCACTATTAAAAACTAAATTTTGTAATTCTTTAACCTCCTCTAGTGTTTTCCCTGCCGAAAATTGAGTATAGTTTAAAATGTACCTTTCATAAAGTGCAGTAGGTGATTCATTTACATAAGCTTCAGCCCATTTAGTTATACTATTGTATTCAGCTTGGAAAAAAGCATCGTTATAAATCTGCATTATAGGCAAAAATATTATTTCACCGTTTGGATTTTGATAGATGTAATTTAGTTCATCATCTCTTAAATACATTAATGCAGCTATATAACTATCTATTTTTTTCATTTCCAAAGTTCACATATTAAGCGGTAATCACAAGTTAATTCATCCCCTTTATTTATATCTTTTATTGCAATCGTCATTCCATTTTCAATATCTAAACAATTATTACTTTCGCTATGATTCATAAATTTCATATCGTCAAAGTATGTTTGATATACCCCCCCCCATAAAGAGGAATAAAAATTAAATAATTCAACATAATCTTCTTTAACTTTAACTAATGGTACTTTAATATCTAATTTATTTATTTTAGCAATTATTTTGCCTTTTTGTATAAATTCATTAGCAAATAATCCTATACCATGAATTTTGCTTTTGTCTATAAATGTTTTTATCAATAACATATTTAAATTGTTGCGTCCGCTTTTTCAGTAAAATAATTTTTAGCTATTCCATTAGCGATAAAAAACTCTTCAGTTAATTCTTTGTTGTTTTCTGTCATAATATCGCTTAACACTTTAATTTCTTCTAAGCTATATTTTTTACTGCTATCATGCTTAAATTTTGCTCCTGCTGGTATGTTTTTGTACCACTTGCGTAATTTAGGTAAATAAATGCTATTTAGGTAGCTTGTAACATACTCGATTATATCACTTGCAACATCATCCCAACTGCGCTCGTGAACTTCGCCCAATGACCTACTACCGTTGCTGCCAGTTCCGCTTGTAAGAGTAGATAATATTATCATTCTTTCAAGTTCGTTTTGCTTTTCTTTAATAAACTCTTTAAATACATCGTGCTTGCTAGACTTTGAACCAGACCCAACTTCTTCAATGTCTATTTGATAAACTGTTTCTCCTGCATCATTTAAAGTGTAAGGTCTTACAACTCCCTTAGTGGGGTCGATATTAGCAGCTAAATCTTCTGCTTGATTTCGTAAAGGATTAAATAAATCGCCCGTTTCATTTTCTGCTGTTCCTTGTTGTGGATATCCAAATGCTAACAATGGATAAGCGTTTCTTTTGGCACCTGCTAACCAGTAATTATAAGCGTTATTCCAAAGAATAAACTCCCTAGATATTGTTTGCATCCATCCCAAAAAACTTTCGGGTGATTTGTTAGGCTGCACAAATAATAAATCATCTTGTTCGGCTATCAATACTCCATCATAATATTCAAATGTACCCGTCTTTAAATATTCATTTATAGCGTCCACATTTTGCATTGGGTACTTATAAATCTTGTTATCTATGGGGTTAAAATTTAATGCAGTAAAACCCCAAAAATGTGAAAGGGCAATTTCTTGTCTAAGTTGCTTTTGCCAATTCTTTGAACAAAGTTCTTTCGTCCATAGTGGCAGTTCCTCTCCTGTGCTGCTAACAAAAATAAACGGTGCCTTGCCTATTGCAGTTTCTATTTTTCTGTGTAGGAAACGAACAAACCCACTACTTTCAAATGTCCATGATACTAATGCAGCGTAATCAATAGCATTACCAAATCTAAAGGCATTATCACAAGCTTGTCTCCAACGCAACAAATCCCATTGCCTGTAATAGTTGTTTGGAAAAACGCTTGATATTTTTGAGTAGCCCGAATCTCTAGGTATTTGAAAAGGGTTAACACTTGGGTTTGTGCCAAATGCTGGCTTTGCCTTATTAGCCGGTACTCCCCAACCAGTGCCTTGACCGTTCCCTTTAAGATATGCTTTGTTTCTTTTTTTCATAATTACCCAATAAAGCTAAATGAATCTGTTGTTAGTTTAGTTATACTGCCTACTTTTGGGCTTTGTGCATCTTTTTGTACAGCCTTTAAAGACGTTTGCTGCTGTTGTATTTTTTTTATTTCGGCGTTGTTTTCTTTTATCATATCACCCATTTTTTCGGATTGATAAGCATTACCACCTAAAACATTTTCTATTGCTTTTATAGCAGTTCTTTTTACAGAAACTAAATCTCTTGCAGTTGCTGTTTTAATAAACTCCCCATCCATATCATAGGTTGCTCCTAGCTTGCTAGATAGTTCTGCATAGGCAGTATAAACTCCATTAGTAATTATATCGGGGCTTGTTGCATATTGTCGCTGCAATGCTTGGAAAGGGCAGTATTGAACCAGGTCTTTGCCCGTCAAATAACCGTAGCTTAGTGCCTCAAATGCTGATTGTGTAATAGGTGCTGACATAATGCAAATATAATAGACTTACATTGTAAATTGGTGTTCTGTTCGGGAGATAATCTTAGGGGCTGTTTTTGGTTCTTGGTTAAACCTATTCAAATACGTTCTATATTGTTCGTAAAAACATTGCACAATAAAATCTTTAAAGCTATCTAAAAGATGCCCGTTTTTTTCCATTGTTACCCCTTTAATAGTTGGGTGTGGTGTTCTTGCTTTTAGCATTGTGCCGTCTTTATCGGTTTTGGTTTCAATATAATCTGATATTGATTTTTTGCAATGTTCCCCTATTTCAATATTTATTTCTTTTATTTCTCCGTCTAAAATTGCATTTAAAAAATCCCCAATACTTGAAACGCTTGGAGCATGACTTAAAAACTTATCTACGGTTTTGTATTTTGCTTGCTGTATTTGCTCTAAAAATATTTGAAAAAAAGAACGTTTATTATCATCAATATTATTTCTATTTTTTGTTGATTTGTCACCGTATAAATAAACTGATCCGGTGTATTTAATATTATTTAACCATGATGCTACTTTTTTCCCTGCTTGGCTTGAAGTATTATAAGGGTCTTCGCATGGTATTTCTTCTATTTGCCTAACATTCCAACAATTATTTATTTTTTCTAATTGCCAAATTGTTATTGCAATATAAGGATAAACGTTGCTATCAATTGAAATATGAACAGTTGTATTTGGGTTGTAAGAAATATATTTTACATGCTTATCTAATTCAAATTTTCTTAAAAACTCACCACCTGTTTTTAATTGAACATCCCAATTTCCCTCAACAAATACTTCGTACTCATATCTGTTTAAATTGGCTTTTAGTGAAGGTAAATAATCGGGTTGTGCTTCCAAAAGTGGAATATTATCATAAATGCGACTTTGAATATAATGCCATGAGGTTTTTAATGTATATTCTTTATAAGGCAAATAAACTAAGTCTCGTACCCAACCAAATGAAGGGTTACACGTTGCGCAAACTATTGGTTTTGGCTGATTAGTTGCGTTTGGTATTACGTAGCTTCCTGCCCTTTCAAATGCTTTGAATAAACTTTGTTGCTGGCATTCGTTTATTTCCTCAAACCCGATACCATTAGTTTCTAATCCCTTCCATCTGTTTAAGTCTTTATCAGTATCAAAGTTTTCCGCAAAGAATATAAGTTGTGATCCGTTGGTAAATGTTACTGTTTGTTGGTTGCTATCGCTTGCATCTTTTTCAATAAAGTTGCTTGGCTTTACTTTTTCCCAACTTGGGTAAAGGTTTCGTTTTATTGTAGGAATGTCTTTTCGGACAATTACCCACCTGCTACCTGCATAAATTTTAGAAAGCAATGTAAATAATGAAAGCAAAGCAACTGTTTTTCCACCACTTAATTTTGGCGGCTGCAATTACTTACAACCGCCTAATCATCGTATCGCTCCGCCAAACATTACAAAACTATAATTGCCGCTTAAAACAGCGTTTATAAATTCTTCTTGTTTGGGAAAAGGAGCGAATACTATTTGTTTTAATTTTTCCATGTAATACCTTTGATTGCGTAAATCATAGTTTTTTTATTAACTAAAAATTTGTTTGCTATTTTTTGATAACTTAAACCGCTTTCTCTTAATAGTTTAGCTTCTTTTACTTTATTATTATCAAGTTTTGCAAACTTTTGCTCTATACCTTTTTTAAAATTTGATTTGTCTTTACATGGCTCGTAAATATTTTTAGTTAAACCAATTTTGTATGAATGTAAAATATTTTCAGAATTATCACACCATTCTAAGTTAAAATAATTATTATCCGTTTTTTTTCCATTTATATGATTTACTTGCGGCTTATTTAATTCGTTTGGTATAAAACAAATTGCTACTAATCTATGTACGCTTAAAGATTTTAATTTACCATTAATAGATAACCCTACTTTTAAATATCCTTTTTTATTTTTAGCTGCTTTTAAATATGTTTGTTTTACTGGGTGTATTTTTCCGTCTGATTTGATTACAATATGAGGTATAGTTCTAACAATGCCAAAATTAGAAACTTCGTAATTTGTATTTTCAAATTTTTAAAATATTTCTTTCATGTTGCAAACATAGTGTTTTTACCACAATTGCACCACCATAAAAAATTAAAACTCTACTTCTTTGCCGTTAATAATCATTACTTGTTTAACTGTTTTGCCTTCTTCGTCAACTTGTCTTTGTTCGGTTCTTTCGACGTAACCCCTATTCTTCCCCTTAGTAGATAGGTAGTATTTAATCAAACCGCTATCACCGTTATTAACTTGCTCAAACATTTTAGTTTCTACAAAATCAATTGCCATTTCTGCAATTTCATCAACACGTGATTTGTATATATAGTCTTCTTTTAGCCAATTATAGTGAGTGCCTCTACTTATACCAGCTTTTATACACGCTGAACTAACAATGCCTAATGTTTTCTTTAAAGCATCTAGCATGTTCTCTTTGTGATTGTCTAAAATGTATAATTCTTCACTCATTTATTAAAAATTAAAATCCAGCGTCTCCGCCTTTACCAAAATTATTATCAAATGCTTTTGCGGCTTTTTGCCTATTTTCTTTTCTTTGTTTTGCGGATGTTTTTTTACCTTGACCTGCTCTTGCTTGTCTGCCTTTATTTACTCCTGCATATTGACTTGAACCACTAGCCATAACTTACTAATTTATTGTTTTCCAAAGTTGATTACTACGAACTGCTTTATTTATTGTTTTAAATTTATCAATGATTTTATATTGGTATTCTTTATTAAAATCATACAATGTTTTGTTTTCTTCAACTACAAATTGCTCAATATTACTACTTGAGCGAAGATTACAACTTCCATGTATAACTATAAATTTACCGCAATAAGTTTCAAAGATACATAATTTACAATGAGTAGAGGCTGCGGCTAATTGAAACTTGTTATTATTATCTAATTCTTTAAAAATGTATGGCGTTAAATTATGTCTTTCATGGCTATAAAAATAATCGGAAACAATTAAATTTAATTCATCAATATAGTTATCTTCTAATAATCCGGCTAAACTATCTACGTTATTTTCACTCATTGAAAGTGTTGATATTGTCATAGTTTTAACCTTGTATTGCTTTTCAATAATTAAAGCTTCTATAAAATCACCAAAAATAAAAGAACCGTTTACTATAACAAAATATCGGCTATTTTCTGTAATATCAATATCCTTTGCTAATTTTTCAGCATTGGCATATTTAAGATTATGTTCTGCAATATCTTTTGTTTTAGGTGGCTTAATATATCGGCTTTCAAATTCTACTTCAAAATCAATTTCAAAGTTTGAAAAGTCATTTGAAGATATATCAAAATTTAATTCTAGTTCGTTAACCATACCACAAAAATAAGAAATAAAAGCGGAATAAGAATAAACCGCTTTTTGAACGTCAATAAATATTATAAATTAAATCCAAAGAGAAGTTCTATTTAAAGCGGTAGTACCCATAAATTGCATATTAGTAACTGGAACTAATACTATTTTACCTTTATCATAAACTACTAAATTAGGCATCTTGGTTTTTTTGTAATTAACAACATGATTAACATCATATCCGTTATAATCAACATTTGTAAAGTTTATTTTACCAAATTGCTTATCTGTAATTTGAAACTCATGGTAATTTTTATACTTAGTGTCTATGCAATTTTTTCTAATTTGTTCCGCGTCTTTTTTTGAACAAGTTAAAACTAAATTACCTATTACCATTGCGTATGTGTTTTTTGTAACGTACTTAACAATTTTTTTCTTAGCTTCAAATCTAAAACAAACCCATTTACCTTGATATGCACTTTTCATAACCCTTATTTTTATTGCACAAAGATAAGGAAAAAATGAATACTAAATATAATATTTCTTTATTTTTAGTAAAATATTTTAGAACGGTAAATCGCTAGGTTCATGGCTAGGTGCTGGCGATAATGGCGGCGGTGCTTGTTGATGTTGCGATACTACATTCCCAACACCTTCAATCTTCCACGCATCTAAGTTGTTAAAGTAGCTAGTTTTCCCGTCCTTAGTGTATTCACTGCCCTTTATATTAAACTGCACTTTAATTTTTTGCCCAACTTTAAATGCATCTACTAAAGCAGTCTTATCCTGTAGCAGTTGAAACTTAATGTAGTTTTTGTAGGTCGTTCCGTAATTACTACTTTCCTGCACCAACACAAACTCTCTACTCTTAAACGATTCTGTTCTTTGGGTCGTTTGCCCGATAAAATGTAATTGTCCTTCTAGTTCCATGATTTAATTATTTAGGCAAATATACATAAAATATTTATTAAAGGGAAAAATAAATAAAACTTATAAATAGTTACATAGTTACATAATTTCTAGGTAAATATAAAAATACGGGTATATGGTTCTTTATATATAATAATAATAAGTAAATTATACTTTAGTAGTTTTGTAACTTTGTAACTTTCGGCTAAAACCCTTACTAGCATTGAATAGTAAAGTTAAAACCTATGTAACTATTCGTCTATTAATTACATTGGTTTAAAAATAGTAACAGATATTTTTAAAAAGTCATTGACTTTACTATTAAATGATGTAACTTTGTAACTTAAATTAACTTATTAGTTATGAAACATTTTGTCTATTTTTTTAAGCAAAACAATGTTGATGCAATTAAAATTGCAAGTGTATGTAGTGAATCTATTATTGATAGATTTGAACTTTTTAAAAGTTATAGCCCTTATGGGGCTGAAATTGTCGGCTTTTATGAGTGTGAAAACTCTATAGAAGAAATTAAGGAAATACATAAAAAGTATTCCGATAAAAAACTTAATAATGATTTTTTTGCAATTAGTTATGAGCAAGCATTATTGGAATGCTTAATAAGAAATACTAAATTAGAAGAAGCTCAATCAATGGTTATTGGTTTAATATCTAAAGGAATTTCAGCTAATACTATAAAAAAGGCTATTGAAAAATACGATTATATTATGCAAGTCGAAAAAGTGGATAAGCCTATTCATGAAATAGTTTTAGATAAAATGCCTAAGTTCTTTACAACTAAACAATTTGTAAATGCTGCCTATGAACATAAGATGATGAATAGCACCGCTAAAATGTATTTAAGAAGGCTTTTAGGGCTAAAAGTTAGCAAAAGTGCACATGGTCAATACATGAAGATAATAGAGTAATTAAAAACAAATTAGCCCTTAAAACTTAATTTAAGGGCTATTAATGCTTATCAATTTAGTTTTATAACTTCTCGTAAGTTCCTCGGTCTAATACGGTGAAAATATCCTTATTTCGCTTTAACCATAACTTAAATGTAGATTCTTTTACTTTATGCTTATCCGCAATCAATAAACCAGCTTTTGTAGTAAATTGTTTCGGCAAATCAGCATAAAGCTTATCGTAAGGTGATTTTAACTTATCAATAGGCGTTTCGGGGCTTAATATTTTTAAAGCCTTATTCATATTGTAAAAGAAGTATTCAGTAAGCCTAATTGCCCTTTCCATGCTGTCTTGCTGCACATAACCAACTCTGTACGTGGTGTCGCTTATTGCTTGAATTATAAGCGCAAATCGTAAGCAATAACCCTGATACTTTGCGATTATACCTTTTACGTTATCGTTATTTGCTTTGTTGTAATATTTGTTTTTATAGTTATGCCAATTTTGATATAAAGACAATGCTTCAGGCGAAAGTGTGTAATGTGTTTTTATATCATTTTCCCGATGCTTATAAATATCTTCAAAGAATTGCGTTACACGTTCTTTTAAATGATTTGGTTTAAATATTTGCTCAAATGGGGCTTTCTCTTGTGGCTGTGGGTATGCAAATAAAAACCTATGATAGAAACCATTATAGGCATTATCACCGCTACTTAATTGGTCTAAAACACCGGGCTGAATACCACCTACAATATTACAAGTATAATCGAAAATCTTTGTTTCTTCTCTAGTGATACGTTGCAACATTATACTTGACCCGTCCCACATTTCAAGCCATTTTTGCAAGTCATCACCTTGCTTATAGGCGTTCATTCTTTTAATAAAACCCATTAATTCGTCCGCAACTAAACAGCACCCTTTGTTATTATATTGTAAAACATTTATAACGGTTTCAATAGTCGCATCTTGAATGATAGTTTGCGATAGTGTTGGCTTAGTTGGTGGGTTATTAGCTTTTTTATCTTTGTCAAATATTGCAGATTCTTCTAAATAAACCGCTTTCTTATTTTTATATTCTTTATAAGTTTTGTTATCCCTATTCTTTAAGAAATCAAAAGCAATATTCATACTAGGGGTCTTTGCACTCCCTGCATTAGCTACAACAGCTAAATATACTATAGGCTTTAAATAATATCCATCTAGTGCTTCTAAATAACAAGTATTGCCAATAGCAGTGGTAATTGCGGAAAACATAAATGCAGCGATATATTCATGCTGTATATTATGGCATTTTATATATTCTTCAATATAACTTGGGAATATATCATAAGGGAATTTAGAACGGTTTTGAAGTATCGGTTGTTCTTCAATAGGCGTTTGGTTAATTTCAATGCCTATGCTATCACATAGTACTGATATTTCTTCAATTGTTTTAATCCAGTCGCGCTTATTTTTATAGTATATAATTCGTGAAGGTGTTAGTACCCAACTTTTATCAGTTGCTCCCTTTCTATCCTGCCAACATGGGTAATCGGGAATAGATGAAGTAAATAAAAGAACTTTTCTAGTTTTCCAATAAACTTTTGCTGAGTATTCCGCTTTGCTGCCCTTGCGTAAATATGCAATATGTTTATCTTTTTTGTGATATCGATAAGCGTTATTTCTAAATAAAGTTAAATCATTTAGCATTCGCTCAAAAGCGTCGTCGGTAATTTCTCTATCAAAAGTTAAGCAAGTACTTTCGTAATCTAATGGATATTCTACTTGATTAAATTCGCTTTCTTTTTCATCAAATTTATTTTCATATTCATTGAAAGTTGCTGAAATAGAAACTAATAACTCAAATTCGTTTTCTGTTAATTCTTCTATATCTTCCCATGAATTGTGAAACATTGTATAGTTAGGTGTTGGGCTGCAATAAGCAACTAACCCACCGGTATAAAATGCAATAACCTCAGCCCCTGTAGGGCTATTGGCTACAACTATTTTATGACTAATTTTAGGGAACTTTAAATAAACGTGATAACCTTTGTTTCTAGTTTCCTCAATGCAAACCTTTCTTAAAATATCTTCATTATTTGCAGATACAGCTTGAAACCAATGACTAAATATTTCTTTGTTATCGGTATTTTTTAAATCAAAATCAATCATGCAGAACGGTGAAAATAATTTAATTGCTATCCCGTTGGCTTGGTCAATCTCTTTTACCCATCTTTCAATAGTATTTTGATTATAATTTTCATCGGTAATTTCGCCATGCCTTACTACATGACTTGTCGCGGTTTTTGTCTCAGCATTCCAATAAATTGGGAATGGCTTTAACCCTATTTCAACTAATTCTTTGAAAATATTAAAGTCCATATCTATTCTTTTTATCTATTTCATGTAGTTTGTCATGGCATCTAATACAAACAGATGTTAATTGAAATAAAGGTTCATCAAAAACATTTTTATAAGTCAAGTGATGTGCTTGTTCTGCTTTATTTGTAAGGCACGCTTGACAAATATATTTATCTCGTTCTAAAACCTTTTTTCTTTTAAGTTGCCATTTGTCAGATTTTAAATATTCTGAGTAACTAAGCCAAAAAGCAGATTCTTTATTTTTATTAAATTCATTTTTCAAATTCAATAATTCACCATAAATAATATTCTTATTAGTACCATACTTTCTATTATTTAATTCATCAAGCGAAATATCAATTAACTTACCTATTGGCTTATCTGTTTTCTTTATAGTTGCAATTGTGCTATAGCAATTTTGGCAAATATTACGATAGCTAAAGCCATTAGCAGTAGCGACCTGCATTGTTTGAATATCTACATAATTGCAGCATCCTTCAAATTGTTTTTTTTCTACATGAATTATATCGCAATTTTGGCAATAGTACCCCGTTTCAAATTCGTTTTCTTTATAATGTATTTTATCACTTTGGCAATGCTTACATTCACTAATCAATGTTACCATAAAATAAGAATATTTGAATTGAAGGGTAAAGTGTTTTAGCTATTTGTTTTGCTTCTGTTAGTGTTTTTATTACCGCTGTTTCGCCTTGTGATTCGCAAACATCACTTTGTAAAATAAAATCTTCAAAACAATCTAATTCGTTGTTATAGATTTGAAGTTTTGCGTCTTCAATACAAGCCCCGCCTAAGTCATTGGTTTCTTTTTTAAAATCTTTTAAAACTGCTTCTTTCATGCAGTTTAATATTTCTTCTTGAAAAGTCATAAAAATAAAAATCCCTCTTTGAATAACGCTAGAGTTGCAGCCTAACGAATCCATCGAGGGAAATAAGTTAATGTATAATAGGCTGCTGCTTAACCTTTAATACAGCGCAAATATACAACAACTTTACAAATAATTAGTTATTTAATTTCGCTTAATACCTTATTATAGCATTGCCAAAAGTCATCGGGTGTTTTAATAAAAAAATAATATCCACCTGCTTTTATTTCGCGTTGTTGCTCCTCTAATTGATAGGATGATGCCTTATCATTACCTATTTTTATTTCAAACTTTACTGACCTTCCTTTAATAGTAGATGTAATATCAGAACTACCTTTTCTAGTTGTAGAAGGGATATATTTTTTTATAGTCAAAACAGTTCCGCTGGCTTGTTTTTGTTTGGTGTCAACCATTCTACCTGCACTACTTATCCTAGTGGCATTACCACCAAGCCAATTTATAATATTTACAACGTAATTTGTTAGCCCATTACTTGTTTCTATTTTAGGATATTTAGGATTACAATAATGCCCATCTTTTATAACGTTAGGCAATTTGATTTCTGAGTATTCCCTATGTGCTTTAAAGTATAATTCTTTTGCTGTCATATTTACTTTATATCTTCATAACTAACAACATCCCACCCCTTACACTCACTACTTAATACTTCGTTAATCCTAACTAGTAGCTTATCGGTAATAGCGTAAGTATGCTCAACTAATATCTTATATAGTGTAATGTATTTACGTGTTTTTTTCCCTGCCAGCCAAGCTATAGATCGCTCGTTATTAACCAAGCACTCTTTTATTTTTTCAGATATTAATATAGACTTATCTATTCTTTCCATTT